CTTCATTTATTCCGTCAGCGTCAATAAAGACTCCATCTGGAACAATTCTAGACATTACTTGTTGTAGCTTAAGGTGCGTTAATTGTATCTGATCGGCAAAAGGTATCATTCTCTTAACAAGAGACTCAACATTACCCTTATACATTCTAGGTGCGTATGCAATATAGTTAGGCATAGCGTTCTGTGAAGCTGACTTTGGTCGGACCATGTTTTTCATCATCTCCCACTTTATCATCTTGTTAGATCCACCAACTAATATACCATCGTACCATACATCCTTAACAGACTCTATCTTCTCGTACATCATCCCTTCCTCAACTGGAGGATTAAATGATGAATCTTTTCTTATTACCTTTTCGCCACCGTTCTCTAATATTTTTTTCTTCCAAACAAACTTCATGTCTGTCTTGTAGTTAACATAAAGAAGTGTTACTACTTCATTTAAAAAAGCATCGTCCTGATACGTTTTTATTATTGGAAAATAATCATACCAAGCAGAACTAGCGTTTCTTATCTCAGTTAATTCTTCATCTGTTAAGTTTGGATTGATCTTTCTTAGTTCAGTATAGTGGACCATCTTTACCTCTCCGAAATAATAACAGTCAGAAAAATCAGGCTTCTCAGTATAACTATGTATCCAGTTAGCAGGATCTACATACTCAACGTTTACGCCATCATTAATCAAAAATGAATGCTTTGCTACGCCAATCCCAATTGTAGTTGGGTCAATATTAAATGCATCAACTCCAAATTCAGACTTAGTTAGATTAAGGAAGTCTTTTGCGATCATGTCTGACTCGATCATGTCCTGAAACATATTCTTTTGTTCAGCAGACATAACATCCTGAGCCTCAGCCTTAATTGTAAATAGTCTGTCAGACATTCCGTTAACAACAATATCAACAAACTTTGGAATAATAGGTATTGGCGACCAGTCAAGGTTTAAGTGAGACAGGTCTCCATCTATAGATAACTCGTTTTTATATTTTTGAACTGGCTGCTCACCCCTAGCGTATAATCTAAGTGTATGATAATTACCCCATTGATTGTAGAACCTACAACTATTTGTATTTTTTTTAAACCACTCTCCCTCAATCGCCTTTGCTACCTTTAAGCCATATTCAATTGTTGCTTTTTCTTCATCTGTTGCGTTCTGGTTGGGGAATGATCGTTGTTGTATTAAGACTGATGGTTTATCCATTATTTTTTTATTTCGCTTCGGTTGCCTGTGTTATCGTATCTTGCAAATTTAATACTTATTTTTGTATTTGTTTTCTCTTGGTTAACAATGTACTTTTTTGTAGACATAATTGCAAGACCAGAGCTAATTGAGGCATCGTGCTTTGTCCTGTTGTTTATATCAAACCTAGCCCAATCCTCAAGGGTTTTTGTAAAATACATAGACCCCATAGAATCTTGGTCACGGTACGTACCCTCAAGATCCAGACCAACATATTCTTCAATGTAAGAGCCAATAGCTGACGCATGAGCTTGTTTTACATCCTCAGATGAGTTAGGTATACCACCGAGCTCTATCTCTGTCTTAGAGAGCTTGCTGTAGTGTTTGTCTGGACGATTAATTGAGAATGGTCTGTACCCTCTATTTTTAAAGTGATACAGTAGTCGTTGCTTATTGTTCTCAATTAGTATTGGCATACCATAAAATACACATGCCATAAGAACATCCTCAAAGAATATCTCCGCTGTCTGAGGTCGTGCTATATACTCTAAAAAAAATTCATTTGTTGGTGCGTTTTCCATGTGAAACTTAGTCATTCCATGAAGAGCACCATTCGATCCACCACCACCTACAACACCAGATATGTCATACGGGTCACACCCAAACGATCCAATGTTTTCATTTCCAGGATACTTTAATCCCTTCCTGTCTATTACATTGTTTCTTTTGTTCTGCTCTGGTATCCATGACACAAGAAATCTACCCTTCTGATCTGGGGTCCATACAACAGTCGTGTCTGGCTTACCGTCCTTCCAGTGGAAGTAACCCCTAGTTAAAACTCTATCCTTTATTAATGAGTCGTTATAGTCAATCTGCTGGTATATCTTTGTCAAGTTAAACAATGACTGCTTTGACTCATCCCTAAATGCATGAGACTCAGTCCTTGGGAACTGTCGATAAAATTCATTTAGTGCATCAGCATCAGACTTCAATGCAGTAACCTCGTTTGTCCACCAACTAATAACACCGTTAGTTATTTTTTCTCCGTCCATTCCAATAACTGGTGTTTTTGGATCTTCAAAAACTGGCCATCCGTACCTATCAATGTACCCCTCGATATTCCATTCCATTGGTATAAATAATGAATACAATCCCTGCTTAGTCTGACCATTGGCAGATCGTGATGCAGGATTACTATCGTTAAATAGTTTCTTAAAGTTATCACCACCCTTAGACAATGCATTTGACGTTGAGCCCATCATACACTTACCAACAATCTTTGATCCCAACCTAAGACATGTCTTTGTTACACGCCAATTGTTTAATATGTTTTCAGGCTTCTCCCATTTACCACTATTTAAGCTTAAAGTGAAGTCCGATAATATAAGTTTTCTTTCATTATCATTCTCTCCATCTACCTGTATTCCAATATAATCTCCTAATCCTTTATATTCAATGCTAACCTTATTTCTTCTTCCCCTTGTTTTTGGAATATAATCTTCAAAAGATTTCTTTTTAGTAATCATTGGTATTTTAGCAAGATCACCCGATATAAATATTCTATATACATCAGTATTGTAATTGCTTTTTCTATGCATTATATTAGAGCAAGATAGACCACAAGATAAAGCAATAAACCTAATAGAGTCAACTATATGTTTTTTACTCATTCCAATCTCTATAACCCCTTTCTTTTTATCAGAATGGCCATCAGAATCTATAAGTCCTGCAAGTAATTGAAGCCTTGTATCTATTGAAGATTTAATGTATTGTTCAGGTATATGCTTATTATTATATACCCCTATATCTCTCAAGGATTGATTAATACCTTTGAATGCAAATTCAACTATTTTATCAGAAGTAGATTTTTTTAATTCAAAAGGTATATTTTTTATTTCAGAAATCCTACCTAAATAATGCAATAATTCAGGTTCTTCATCTTTATTTACTAATATTGTAAACGAGTGTTTTCTGCCGTCTCCTAACCATAATCCTAATAAATATGGAGGTATCCCATTAAATATATCTTTTGATTCAATACCATTAGATGCAATTCTTGTAATATGTTGCTTTCTATATTTAGATGAATTAAAATATTCTTTTGCAGTTAATATTACTTCTCCTTTGTTATAATCATTTAATACTAATCTATGATTTTCAGTTACAACATAATCGTTCCCATAAGGTTGTTTTATTAAATAAGTATCAGTTACTCCATTAGTCTTTGCTTTTATAGTCTTTACTAATCCACCTTCGACAATTACTTTATCTCCAATATTAATGTCTTTTATTTCTTTAAATTTCCAATCTTCAGTAAGTATTAATGTATCAGGAGCATAACATTCGTCATGAACTAGCAATAGTAATTTTTCACCGTCATAACTATTGTCAGCAGTATTCTTCCAGTCAATTGTAGTATCAAGACCATCAATCTCTTCAGTCTTTTCATCGTCCATGTTCCTTCTTGTAATCTTTGAGGCTGGAACTCTAAATGCAAGCTCAGTCTTTGGATTGTCCATACCGTCTTGAATAGGCTTGAAAAAGAATGGGTAGTTACGTATTATCGGAACAACCTTATCTGTAAACATTTTTTTTGCGTCAGAACCTGTTTTAGATAGTATACCGATTCTAGAGTCACGCACTATAGTACCTGTGCTACAAGACTCAGACGAGCTCATAAAAGAAAATCCAGAACGTCTATTCTTTAGGTAGCACATACCAAAAGATCTGGCATCAGCCTTACAAGCCTCCCAGAAAATATAACATATCCTGTTTGACTCACGAAAGTCAGGAAGTCCAACGTCTATCTTTGTCCACTGTAAGTACATGTAATGACTACCAGTTACGTAGGTAGGGGTGTTATTATTCATAAACCAATAACCATACTCCCTCTTGTCAAACTCACCCTCGACTAAGTCTATATATCGTGACTTAAAAACATTGTCTCTCCTATTCCAATCAAAAATAGTTTTTATTTTTTGTAGCTCTTCAGGGTATTCTTTTGGAGTCCAAACATTATTAAAGTTGTCTACCTTGGTTGGGGTACTTGGAAGTGCAACCTTTAGTCCTCCTATTTCGTATATCTCACCTATAGTGCCGTCCTTAGATATTACAACAAAGTCATAGTCACTACTGTATCCGTAAGCCCATGCTTTCTTTTTGTTCCTATTAGTTACAACACTTTTAGGAACTTGATCTAAAACAACCCTGTATAAGTTATTTTCCATTCTTAGCTCTTCCTTCGGCAAATCCTTGCCTTCCATGATCAATCTTAACGATGTCTACATTTTTATCTTTGTCCTCCTCCTCCTCAATCTTATGTAGCATAGATAGTGCATCGTCAAAGGCTAACTTTTTAGCAGATGCTGCATTTTTTAATTTATCAGCTGTAAGGTCGTCCTCAGCATGAGTAATTATTGGCTCCATCAGAACCTTAATAAGCTCGTCAATAGCCTTCTTACCAGCCTCAAGTATTTCTATTTTTTTAGACATATGTTCCTGTTGTACATTCTGTAAACTAAATCACCGTTTATCTTAAACTCATACTCGCTGTCTGGAGTAAATGAAACCACATCTCCAACAGATACACCCTCTAATTCATTATTAGTAAAGATTAGTTCACCCCACAATTCCTCAAGACTGCCCAAAGATGAGAACACCTTATCTTCTGATGGGATTGGCTTCACAAAACAAAATGGTGACGGTGCCATCCAATCAGATTCACCTGACTTATACAAATACAATTGATCGTCCTGAACAATAAAGAAGTCGTCAAACAAGTAGTTCCAGCTACTCTTTTGCCTGCCCTTCATGTCGTAGTAAAACTTAAATGTGTTGTGATGAACAACCACTATGTCCCCTGGCATTATTGGTCCAGTGTAGTACATTGGTGTGCATATTACCTCAGCAAACCTATTTGTAGATTTGTGGTCCTCCTGTGATGAGCTTATGATAAATGGCTTACCTCCGTAAGTTCTTATATTATCGTACCGCTTTCCATCAACTGGCTTGATGATAAAACAGTATGGTGACTTCATTAAAAATCTATTTTAAACTCTATTGATGTTGGAACGTTACTAGAAAAAGTTTTCCACTTAATTATTTCTCCAGATTTGATTATCCATATAGATATTGATCCAGAGTCATCCTTTAGTATGGAATCTATTACCCAAGTTCTATCAAGAACTTCTTGCCCTAACATATAGTGCATGCACTTCATGTAGTCAGGGCCAATAGACACTTTTCTAATTATATTCACCTGTCTGTAGATTTACTTTAATGTCTCCATACTCCTTAATTATCTCATCCTGATAAGACGATAAATCAAAGGCTGCTGTTTCAAGATTTGAAAGTGTAGCGATTTTTTGGCTTTTAAGTCTATTGAAGGTAACCTCAATATCTGCCAATTGGAACTTTAATTCCCGAAAGTTTGTGTTAAGCTCAACTAACTTAGAGAGCTCCTCTTTTTTTATTTTTTTCATTTTATTAAATTTATTATGCAAATATACTAATTATAATGATCTATACCACTTAAGGTCAGAATGATTGTACTGAAAACATATTGGAGTAGCAACATTTGATGGACTCAATGAACTAGGTGCACCAACAAATGTAGCACCACTAGATATAAATGTTGTTACAAGTCTTTCTACCGTGGACATTACAACGAACTTAATACCATCTAAACTAGAGTTTGATGCTGGAAAAGTTATTGCAAAACTAGCTCCAGTCGTACCAGTAAAGTATGTATTCACACTAGAAATTGTAGCTGACGTTAATGCATTTGTTGTAACAACTGAAGGAATAGAGTTAAGTGCTAAAACTGATTGAACAGTAAAGTTTTTTGTTTGTCCAGTTTCATCAGTTCCAAATAACCTAGTACTTGGTGTAGGTGCAGCATCAGCGTAGTTTTGTGTTTTCATTTCCCTTGTCCTTTATATTTTTTTTTATAATTCTTTGATGTCTTTAATTGTGATGTCTTGCTCTTAGCATGAACTCCAGGACGACTGATAAATCGAACTATTCTTTTGCTAGACTCTAATTGCTTTTTCATTATTACAAATTTACATATTTTTTTTAAATGTCATTTGATCTTTTAAAGATATGATATTCTTTATGCAGCATCTTCAATTATGTATCTTTTTTTTAATTTATAATTATTTTTACACATTCGTATATTACTGGGTTTAGCATTTAGGGCTATAGCACAATTTTTAGAATTATTAAAAAAAAATATTTCACCAGTTTGTGTATCAGTAACTTTTAATGGCACTTTGCTATTTGAATCACTTTGTTTCTTATTAAAAGAATCAGAAATAAATTTTCCACCATAGTTAGGATTATTAATACCACTATTAGCTTTTGAAATTTTTAAAATTATTTCATTTCTTTTTGGGTGATTAGAAATAGTATCTCCGCCATCTCCGCCATCTGTCATATTAATTAAAGAACCTCCATTAATTTTTCTGTTTATACGCTTAATCCAATATATTTCTTTTTCTAATGCTTCTTCATTACTTAAGCTTTCTTGTATTATAATTACATCATACCCATATTTATTAACTATTCTGTGCCAATATTTTGAACGACCAAGTAAGCTATTGCATCTATCACCAAAACCTTTACCAATATAAAAAACTTCATTGGTTGTTATGTTTATATGTGCATATACATAGTATTTATTATTCAATATCATCACTAGTAATCAATGTTAATGTAAAATGATTACCATGTATTTCTTTTGCTTTATTAGCTATTACCATAAACTCATTAAAATCTTTAACTTTTTTAAAAACCAAACATCCTTCTGACCAGTTTTCCACAAAATTTGAAACAGTCCCTGCCTTGTGTATGTTAATTCCAAACATTCCTGTATCAGTCTTTGACTCATCAAATGTCATGTCTTTATTACCATCTCTCCATACAGTCACATCTGCTAGTCTTTGACATACTGCCTGATATTTACCCCTATGCATAGATACAGCATAAGCTCCTCTATATTGTCCTGGCACTAATCTAGCTACTCCCTTAGCATTATGGAATTGCATTACTCCCTTTTTACCTGGCTCAGTAGTAGCATCCCACTCATGATAAAACCATTTACCACCTACTCTATAGGATAGAGTTATTTTGTCATCAAATAAATTAGTAACTTTTTGACCAGGTGCTGAGTTACGAACTCCTATAATATTTACATCATAGTCTTTAGCACCTGCAAAGTATACATATCCTTTAGCCTTTACAGCTTTTTCAATTTGTTCTCTAGTGTATGTCATTTCTTTATTTTATTTAGGTCCTCTTTAACTTCTTTAGCTCTAGCAAATAGTAACTTCATTGACTGCCATAGGTCTATGCCTTTGACTACTTTGTAATTCTCATTAATTGACATCACCTCTATACTAGATAACACTAATGCCACTACCTTTGTGAGCATAAATGGTACACTGAAAAAATTAAGTATGATATCATTTAGTATGAATTGATCTATTAAAAAGAACATAATCACAGTAACTTCATAGAGTGCTAACTTGCTTATTATAGATGAGAGCTTTCTGCTAGTAATTTTCTCCCCTAACTTTTTAGCTTTCCAAATACCTGTAAAAGTATCAATGCATATTAGTACTCCTATCATTAGCAGTATCCCACTTATTGGTAAAAAGAATGCAAAGCATATAGATATAAGTGTCAAAATTTTTGATTGTATAGATAGTATTAATAAAGATAACTGTGTTTTCATAATAAATAAAGTTTAATCAGCTTGTAACCAAAGTATATAAGGAGTATTATAAATAGTATCACCCCTAGTACAGCGAAGAAATTTACCCACCATGGTATGTACTTTATCTTCTCTGGCTTTAAAGTTTTGGTAACAACTCTGGTATGGTAAACATCATTACCCTTAATTGTTTTATATATTGTGTGTACCTTGGCTTTTGTGTAGTACACATTATCTTTAATCTTAGTTTGTACGCTTACTAAAGTTCCATCTTTATCTCTTAGTTCTTCTTTTAGTTTAGATATTACATTTCCTAATGAGTCACAATAAAGTGTGTCGATTAGCGTTATTGTTTCACCAGGGATTGTTATCGTAGTATCCTTAAGCTGTATTACAGTTACTGTACTGTCTTTTTGTACACACAACGGGCAATACTTCGCCAGTCTTTTTTCCAAAGAGCATGACGATAATAATAAAAGTAATATAACTAAGTGTTTCATTATGGTTCTATTAATACTGTGTTGCTTAATTCAAATGCAGTTCCTTGTGTATTAGTTGCTATACATTTTACGCCTACTAAATCAGCTTCTTCGTCACCTGTAAGGTCGTAAGTCTCATCTGTTGCACCTGATATATCGCCAGTATTTTTTTGCCATTGGTAAGTCAAAGTAGGAAAAGGGTTTCCGTCCCAATTATTTCCTGTAAAACCAATTGTCATACCTACTTGCCAAATCTGTTCAGTGTTTATAGCAGGTAAATCTATATTTGTAGGTGCACTTAAAGCTAAAGGCACAATAATATTTGATGTTGCAGGTGTTGAACCTGATGCGTTAATTGCTGTTACTACACAAGTTATATTTAAACCTGCATCTGCATTTACTAAAGTGTAAGTGTTTGCGTTTGTTCCAATATTAGTTGCTCCTCGTTTCCATTGATAAGTAAAACTTGTTGGTGAACTGCTCCAAGTACCATCTGTAGTTGTAATTTGACCGTCAACATAAAGAGAAGACGCTCCTGCAATAGGTAGCGTTAAATTAACAGGTGCAGTAGGTATAATAATATAATTGCTAGAGACAAAAGTTGAACCATAGGCATTACTTGCCGTTACTTGACAAGTCACCTGTAACCCTACATCTGCTACCTGAGTAATATAAGTTGTAGATGTTTGACCTACAATCAAAGTTGATCCTCCTCTATACCATTGATATGTGTATGTAATTGGAACGGCACCTGTATATGAGCCTACACTTGTAAGAGTAAGAGTAGAACCTACAGATGCATTACCTGATATTACAGGTGCTACCGTATTAACAGGATTAGATGGTGGGCCTGATGTTTTTGTCCCCTTTACAGATATGCCTATGCTTATTTGCACAATTAAAAACTTTTAAGTAAATACAGTTTGATTTTCTACTTCTTTCAGAGATTTTAACTCTTCATACAAAGCAAGGAGCTGAGCCTCTTTTTGAGCAATTAGTTCATCTTGAGTAGGTCCTTCTACTTCAGTGAAAATAACTTCAACAAGTCCATTCTCATCATAAATTTCATTTCTTAGTTGTGCCATATTATGCTGATATTAAATTTATATGAAGTGCGGAATTTAAGGCAGGTGTAGCTGTACCAAGTGTAGATGGTGCAGAACCAAAAGTTGTAGATGCAGTTACAGTAATGTTAGCAGCACCAAAACTACCCGCAAGACCTGATATTGGTGTCAGTTCAACACCTGGTACTGCAGACAAACTACTCGGAAATGTATTTGCATAATATCCCAACCAATAAACTGTACCTGCCGTAAATGTTAAAGATGCAGTATATGTCTTAGCTCCTGTTGTACTACAATCAAGGCTAGTGCTTTCTAATAATTTAGAACTAGGTACACCATTCAAATCTGAATATACAAGTATTCTTATTAAACTTGAAGCAGTAGCAGATGTTACATTAATTTGCAAACTTGAAACTGTTAATGTATTTGCAGGGATAAAGGGATATAATATAATGAGATTGGCAGGAGTAGTTAATGAAATACCTCCATTAGTACCTGTTGTTCTTGCATTATATGTCCTACCTGAAACAGTCTTTGTTAATATATGCACTCCACCGCCTACCACCAAATCACCACTACCTAATAATGATGTAGAGTTAATAGTCTTAATGTTAGTGCCACTTACTAGAGTAGCTTGTAATCCACTCTTTACATTTGCACCTGTCACTGACTTTGTCACATAGCCACCTGCCCCATCACTCTCACTAATCTCTAATAAGTCAGTAGCAGCTAATGCTGTACCCTTTGCTGTTAATTGACTAATCTTTAAATCTGCCATTATATATATTTATTCTTTTACTCTTTTATCTCCTGACTCAGTTATTCTTTTATCACTACTCTCAGTTACTCTAAAATCAAACAAAGAACTAATAATTGATAAACCTTTTACCGCTATATTTATACCTATTTGTATCATTTACCAAAGGGCTATAATACTTGTAGCTGTTGTATTTGTGCTATAAACTCTAACAACCTGAATAGGAATAAAAGTTC